CCTCATCTTTGACTTCCTTATATTTGTCACTTATTAGGCCAAATTCGCCTTCGCCGTAGACTGCGATGTGGTAGCCTTTAGCTAAACCCCATTTGATGAGATGTAAGTGTGCTTTTTTCATTTAAGTGTCCTTTTCAGATTTTCTCAATAAAACATAGCCTTCGGGCGTTGTTGCTAAGGTAAAGTTATCCCCGGCATTCCACCCGTGTCTATTGGTTAGTTCCGACATTTTAATGTTGTTGTTATTTTGGGCATCAGATAGATGAAGCCCGTCCTCGTCCAGCGTGAAGTTATATCCGACGTAGATCATACGGTACTCGGAGCTAAGTAAAAGGTTATAGAATCCGTTTCGCTCCAAGCGCATGAACGGTTCTCATACGTTGTTTTGGAATGATCTATAATAGGGAACCCGTGTTCATTTTTAACTACCCTGCCGTTTTTGTGTTTCTTAAACGCTCTAACGGTCTCTTGGTATTCGATCACCGGGTTGTCTTCAAGACCCTCGGTTATATCATATTCAACGCCGTACTCGTCTTTGAGGTAACGTTCTATAGCGTGTAACACTTCCCACTGGTCAATTTTAAGTCTCATTTGATTTACTCCGTAAGGTAATGAAATTGGAGTATAAGGGAAAGTATGGGAGTTTGTCAATAGGTGTTATTACGCAGGTGTTATTACGTAGGTGTCAAAATTCCGACAGGTATTATTACGCAGGTATTATTTCTTGTTGCGCTCTTCCCACTTTTTTGTTTTGTCTTGAACGATAAGATAGGCTCCCCGCATTAAAAACGGGAAGCCCCCTATAAAAATTACTGCAATGATTATGTCTAACATACCAACACCCTCAATGAATTTTGTTATTTTTTAAGGTTTTTTCCCCCGTATGCCTTGCGTGTAGATCGTTAACAATGTGCGTGAGCCGTAGGGAGCGTTCCCAATCCACATCATATTGTACTAAGATGAAATGGATCATGTCTACCAGTAGCGCGTCGTCCATTTGTACTGGCATTAATTTCAATATAGTTGATAGGGTTTTATCCCATTCAGAGGAATTGATATCCATAATTATCCTTGTTGTAATCGTTGCCAAGCTTCACGTATTTGTTTGGCTTTGATGACATCATGCCTTTTAAGTTGGTCGGCCTCAAGTGTTGTAGCGGTTTCTGTTACCAAGGTGTTGATAATGGCATCGGCCTTGCGCCACGACATTTTTGCGCTTTGTATGTTCACCAACAAGTCTATGGCTACGGCCAATTTGTCCGTAATCAGTTGATTGTGTCTGTCCATTATTGGCCCCCTTGGCTTTCAGGCTTCCAGTTGTCCACCTCGGCATACCATTTTCCTGATTTGCCCTCACATATTTGAATATTAATCCAATCCCCGGATTGTTCACCTAACCAGCGCAACATGTCTTCGCGTTTGATAGAAGCGTTGACTTTTATCCACTCGGGGGCATTGGGGTTTGGTTTTTTAATCATAAGTCCATCGACAAATTGTTTCTCTTGCATGGTGCTACTCCGTAAAAGTAAAATTGAGCTTTAACTGTATACGATAATATGGGAGTTGGCAAGCAAAACAAAAAAAAACCCCCGCAAATAGTCTACTTGCGAGGGCCTTTCCTTACCACTAAGTGCCTACGGAGCACGAGATAAACTATACGGGATAGTATGGGATATGTACAGGATCTATCCGGTTTTTTTATTTTTTAAGTCTTCGGCGTCTTTATAAAAACTAAACATTACCCGAAGTTGCCCACTGATAGTGCGGCCTTCTGTTTTGGCACGAGATTTAATTTCTTCGTACACTTCTTTAGGTACGAGTACACTTTTCCACTTATCTGTATCCATTTTGGGGTCTCATTAAATTAATTATCGCGATTATCTGAGACTATATAGGATAATATACAGGAAGGCAACTAAAACCCCCGCCCGAGAGCGGGGTAAAACAAGGGGAGGTTTTAGGAATGCTTTTTAAGTATATACCAACAATTGGAGGTTGACTACTTTGCCTCCCCCCACGACGGACCGATCTCGATATCGCACTGGCTGGGCACTTCCAAGGGCACTGCGCCAACCATAATTTTAGACACTTCTTCAGCTTCCGCCCTATCTTTTACCGACATAGCGAGCTCATCATGCACTTGAAGCATGGGCAGTCTGCCGGACTTGTAGATATCCACCATGGCTTTCTTTGTCATGTCCGCGGCGGACGCCTGTATGAGACGGTTAAGCGCCTTGTAGGTGTACGCTCGTTTCAACCGGGTGGTCTCGCCGTACTCTTTAATAGCATCTCGGTAGGGTAATGCTTTGTTCATGGCAAATGTATCAGGTTCCCACAGATCAAACCGGCATTTTCTACCTAAAAGGGATCGGATAGAGCCCGCACTGGCTTTATCATTGAGTCGATTGGTAACACCTTGCATCAAACCTTTAACAAAAGGCACCCGGGAGTGGTATTGTTTGACCAATGCTTTAGCCTCGCTCACCTCGATATCCATTTGTTCTGACAGTTTGTTCACCCCCATGCCATACATCATTCCCAAGTTAATCGTCTTGGCTTGTTTGCGGGAGATGTTAGCCATCTCTGCAACCATTGTATGGAAGTCCATGTCTGGGTTATTATTGTACCCGTCCACAAATTCTTGACACGCGTCCAATTGCACCCCTCTCATTTTTCCATAAACGTGCGCATAATGAACCAATATACGGGGCTCTTGTTGTGAAAAATCTATTGCCGCCCACTGCTCACCTTCTTCTGGAAGAAACAATGACCGTATCATGGGACCAATCACCGGGTCGCGGGCCGGGATTTGTTGCAGATTGGGATTGGACATAGATATGCGGCCCGACACTGTTCCCCCATCGTCTGATCTTATCTGGTTGATATGGCTATGAATGCGGCCATCCTTGCGACAGTGCTTCATGATGGTATTGATGAAAGTGCCCGAAGTCTTATTCAAGTTCCGCGCTTCGAGGATGAGTTTGGCGAGTGGATGCTTATGCTCCTGCAAGAACAGCTTCGTGAACGACGGTGCGCCTTTTTCGGTCTTTGGGTAGTGGACTCCGACTTTATCGAAAGCCTTAGCGAGAGACTGAGCGGCCCAGATTTCCACGTTACTTCCGGCAATATCTTTAATTTGTTTGATGACGCCCTTTTCCCGCTTGAGGATTTGATCCCGGGTGCGTTCCAATCGGTTGGCATCGATGCGGACGCCTCGCATGGTCATGTCGACGAGACATGGGAGCAGATCAAGCTCCAAATTAGCAATCGGCCAGAGGTCTTCCTTGCCCAAAAGAACAGAAAAGCAGGACCAGAGCTCAAGTGTCAATTCAGCATCGACCTCTGCGTAGGGACCTACGTACATGGCCGGCATCTTCCACATCTCAGCCTTCGGATCGATACCAAACTGACGGGCGGCCTCGACTAACGCTTTCTCTGACTTGGTTTTGTTTAAGTAATCATATGCTAAAGAGTTTAAGGTATAGCTAAACCGGTTCTCATCTAGCAGGGAGGCGATCAACATGGTGTCGATGATACGGCCGTGAACCATGAACCCCATTCGTTTAATCCAGCCCAGATCGTATTGTGCGTTGTGCATGATCTTCTCTGCGGGGCACTCGAATACTTTCTTTAGCCATTTGTTAACGATGCGCTCATCAAGGTTACCCCCGCCTTGGTGCCTGATCGGGATATACCCGGACCAGTTCTCTACTGCAATGGCGTAACCGACTACTTCACCGTCACCGGTAGACCATCCCGGTCCGTTGGTCTTTAGGTTAGGGTCGCGGGTCTCGACATCTATTGCGATACGCACGGCACTGGTTAGATCGGGTAGTTCCGTAGGTGGTATCCATTCGGTCTTGGGGGTGAACATAGCCATTTGTAAACTCATTAATCTTTCCTTGGGTCGTCGTTCAAAGAGTAGCGCAAGTACCAGATAGCTTTTAACTTATCTTGCGTGGAGGTGTCGTTCTTGCTGTTCATCCTCCAAATGTACTTAAAAGCGGCGATCTCCGCGTAGGTGTTCACGTGGTCTCGGCCAAACACGGCAACCATAGCGTCGATACATTCTATCTCGCTGTCCGCGTAGTGTTTAGGTTGTGAAACCATGGCGTCTATTTTTTTACCATCAATCATTATTTCAGGGTATTTCATATTACATCCTCCATTTCTTTCAATTCTTTTAAGCTGGCTTTTGAAAAGAAGGCTGGGGTTTCCTCTCCCACCCACGATCCTAAAATATTAAAATTAAAAAATTCTACGGCATCGTCGTAAGTCATACCATCGTTGTAAACTAAAAGTTGTAACACTTTGTCAGTGTCATACAAAATGACGGGCTCTTGTCCACATCGTTGAACAAGTCCCATGATTGCATCGTTATATCCATCGGCTTTTAACATGTCTCTCTCCTATTAAAGATCGTAGCTACGACTAACATCTTCGGGCTCAACAATAAACAAAGTGTGCTTTGTCCTTGTCACCCCCACATAAAACACTCGGTGCATGTCATCAGGGTTGTCGCGCATCTCATTGTCTGCCGCCGGACTCAGGTCCGTGAACAACACAACGTTGTCCGCCTCACCACCCTTTGACCCGTGGATCGTGGACACTGTAATGCGGGGCTCGCTGTTAAATTTTTCACCCCTGCGCAACATTGCAATAATATAAGCCCTATCGTTCTCGGGCAGTTTATCCATGGCTTCGTGCCACATCAGATCGTTGTCCACCAACAAACCGTGCTTACTCTGCAACGCCTCTAAGTTAACAAACTCTTCATCGGCTACCCCGGGCACTTTCTTAAACCCTCGCGTGACGTGTGTCTTGATAGACATGAACCCGTATATTTTACGCGCCACTTCCCCGGTGACTTCACCTCCTTTACGCAAGTGTTCCCATCCATTTACCGCATCGCTTATACGGCCCGAGATGGACCGGTGGCCGCGGTAAGTAAACAGATACCCATTGGCCCGAAGATCGCTTACAACGGGCTGTAACAGGTACCCTGCTTGGGATAATACCAACCACGAGCCCTCGGCCATATCTACCGAGGCTAGGGTTGAGATTCGTGAGACAACGCCTTCTTCGGTACGGGGCTCATACTTTTTAGGGAACCGTCGGTGGATGCGCTTCACTACGCCTTCTGCAATACGGTGAACGGACCGTGGAACGCGATAAGATTGCGACAGTGTTTCTGAGCCACCGGGTAAGTTTATAAATTGATCTACATCTGCACCGGCCCATCGGTAGATGGCTTGGTCGTCATCCCCTGCGCAGTACATGCGCTCGGACTTTCTATCCAGCATATGGGCAATGTCCCACTGTAGGGGTGAAAGATCCTGCGCTTCGTCAAGGAATGTCAGCCGGAAACTTGGGCAGACCCTATCTCCCTGCTCGGCGAACACCGACAACATGTCAGTAAAGTCATAGAGCCCAAAGCGTTCCTTGTACTCACGTAAGACTCTATCCACATAATTAACAAGGTTCCACGACTCCTCTAACCGGCTGACGTTGTACTGGTCGCGTAGCGGGACCTTACGTAACCGCGCTAAGTTAATGACACCAAGGACGGGGTCGCTTGATTTAGTAACGCTGGGTAAGTCATCGTCAAAATTAGACACTTTAGAGCCATTGAGACTGACGCCGGTGACCTTAGACAGTTCGCGGTAGTTCTCATCTTGCATAACCTGATCGCCACGAATGTCTGACATCGTCAGGGCCAAGCTGTGGAGTGTACGAAAATTGCACAGATCATGTTTAGGATCTAGGTTGAATCTTGCGGCGGCACGTTCTTTGGCTTCGGTAGCGGCTTTCTTTGTAAAGGCTAAGAAGGCTATGTCCGTGGGCTGTATCCCGGATTCTAACGCAGTGTCCACCATGTTTAAAAGTGTGGTTGTTTTTCCGGTCCCGGGCGGTCCAAATATTCTAAACATCGTTTTTAATCTTTTTAACTATTTGACGGATGCGCTCTCGCGTCACCCCATAACGTCGGCCTATCGCGGCTAGAGTCATGTGCTCTTCGGTGCGCAGTCTATAAATCTCGGCATTTCTTTCTTTAGTACACTTCATTAGAACGGAACCTCGTTTTGAGCACCAAAGTTTGGTGTCGTAATGTCAATATCGGCGCTTTGAAAAGCGGGAACAGCCCATACTCTAACGGCCCTCCCTTTAATCTTCAGCACAGTGCTCTCACCATTTATGTCACGCAAGCGTTGAGCGATCTTGTGGCTTTTATACGCAAACCATTTGTTCTTAGTTAAAAAGCTTTCAAAGTCACGAAGTCTAAAGTAAGTAAGGCTGGTGTCTTCATCGGTCCATGGGCGGCGAAGCAAGATTTCTTCCTTATCCTGCGCTTGCTGTAGGAATCTGCAAAACTCTTCAAGATAGTCATAGAACTGACCCGCTGTACTGGCATCGACTGCCACCTCTATGATGGCCGACTCGTTTTCTTTCATGTCCGTGAGCAACGTACTGATCCGACTTTCCCACGTTTGCTTTTGCACCGACCGAGGCATGAAGTTTAACTGCTCCATACACGCCTTTTGAAACACCGGTTGACTCATCAACCCTTCGGTGTCTAGCTCCAAGGGCTCGCCGTTAACGTCCATAAACCACACCGGTGGGGTAGAATCATATTTGCGGAGATTCGCGATAGACGCGCCTTGTATGGCCGCTCCGACGCCGTATTTCCGAGTTCGGCACAATTCCTTGTTACAGTGTGAGTTAATAGGGGCATCATTACATTTGTAGGCATACTCCTTGCGGTGCAACTGCTTGGCAACAAGGTTAACCTCATTCAATGGAAGGGGTGGCACTAGGTACTGCATGTTGTAGTTCAAGACTTCGGACTCCCAAGAATCGGGGTACGCCTTGCGCAGATAGACACCAATGTTGAACAAGCCGTTGTTACGTCCACCTTCGGATATCTTGTTACCGCACAGTATCTGCAAGCACGGTGGTCCGTCGGCCAATAACGACGACTTACCTTTGTCGGCCATGACCTGTAAAGCTTGTACTTGTTCTAATGTCTGTGCGTATTTTTCGTGTAAATCAAAAAACTCCCCAATGGTCCCGGAAGTCCCGTCGTCTCGGATAACGTACCGTAAGCCCTCTTCGGCATTAAAGTAAGGTAGGTTTAAAAAGTTACCGACATCGCCTCTGTCTAAATGTAACTTAATCTGCTTTGGAAAAATCTCGCTTTCCCCGTATCCTAGTGCGGCACTCATGCACTGGAGGGCTTTCTGCATATCTTTGGCTTCTACCCACTCTTGGGTAAACAAGAAACAATGTGCCCCGCCTGATTTAGAACGGCACACAACTAAAGGTAAGTTTAACTTTCTGATTTTTTCGACTAAGAGTTTATGGTCTAGAGGGTACTGATCGACATCGATGCAACCCCATTTGGAGTTGTTGTCTTCATTGATAGGGATAATTCCAATCCCGGTCTTTCCTTTTAAATGATTTTCCCACAATAATTTGGTTCGGGGTTCGCGGACTAATCTCGCTTTTCCCTTAGTTTTACCGTTCGCACCGGTATTTTCTATCTTGAAGGTTCCGTAGGCTTCTTGCAAACCATCAAAAATGGTCATGAATTTATCTATAACAATCATTATTATGCCTTCATATCCTAAACTGGTAAAAAAGGGCGACACTGGCCGCCCCTCCCCTTACAAACAGTTCTTAAAATACAGAACTGTTTTCGCTGTTTGCAGTGTCTTCACCATGCTTGACAACTACTTCACCGGCAGTAATGCTCTCGGCGAATTCCTTACAACGAATGTAAGTACCTTTCTCGGCTACAGGGCTTACACGGCTCATTTCCCAGCCATGCCAACTACCTTTACTATTCTCTTCTTTGTTAGTCTTTAGAAGATAAATGTGACTAAAACGAGGTGGCGTAAAGGGCCCGTTCTTCCCTTGCATCTGTACAGACTGCATCATTGAGTTCCACTTACGTGACTTTTTCAACTGAGTGGACTTCATTGCGATCAACGCCGTTTCAGCGGACCCGTCGTCATTTAACACCACAACAAAATGCTGGTGCGTTTCTTCAATATACGATCCAGTGCCGCCAACAACGTACTCTTTGTTGTCATCAGGAGATCGCTCCGTTTTAGGCCGCTCATGTCCGGGCTCGTAAATATTGATTGGAGCAGAACTACCCTCGCCTCGAGGGGACCACTCAATAAATCGGCGCTGATAAGCACAAGGAATAACCTTGATACCTGTTCCGCCTTTGTACAAAGCGTTAGTAACGGTGTTCAATATGTCACCCTTACGCGCATCGTCCATCTCATCTAGAACCGGATCATTGCCGGACAGTACCTTTAGGAAAGGTAGTGCTAAGTCCTCTTGACCCATGTTATCCATACCTATCCCGGCGTCCTCTTCAAATAATGAAGACACGTCCAAAGATAGTTCTTTGCTTTTAGCTTCCGTCACTGCTTTTGAATCACCCATTAGATTTTACCCTTTTTGATTGTAGCTCTTTGCCCAACATATGCCCCAAATAACTCCATTGGGAACTCTTCGCCCGCTTCAACACGTTCTTTTACAAACGCCCGCAAGGTTTGCGGATGCACTTCAGTCTTCTGCTCTGCGTAAAAACCTTCTTTCTCTGCAAAAGATGCGAATGCACTCGCCTTGTCGTCTTCACCACGACCAAACTGACATGCAACGGTGTTCTTGATGATGTCGTCGTACCCTTGGTCACGTAGCCATTCAAAAGCTTGTGGACGATTGCCGACTAGGATTGATGCTCCGTAAGTTGATTTCACTACGACGTCATAACCGTCGTCTAATGAAAATTTAGAAATACCGATCTCTGCAAGCATTGCAGGCATTTCTTCATCCGTTAACTTTAAAAGTTCTTTCTTATGCGCCTTGAGTTCTTCCTCAAGATGCGAGATAGTACCTTCTTTAGCACGGATAGCTCGAGCCAGACCGGCCACAGAATTGAGGCCCTCCTGATCAAGTTTCTCTACCGATGTTGCAAGATTCGTTTCAAAATCTTCCTCCATCATATCTAACACATCGCTCATCGCGTTTACTCCTTCGTTATTAAAGACACCGGTTGGGTCTTGACAAAGCTATATATTATCTTATACTCGTGAACTGTCAAGAGGAATTTAACTAAATGCTAAAAATAAATGAATACAAGTTTAAAACTGAGCCTTTCGCACATCAGCGGCAAGCGTTGTCCGACTCATGGGACAAGCCTTTTTATGCGCTGTTAATGGAAATGGGTACGGGTAAAACCAAAGTAGCTTTGGACACGATGTCGATGCTGTATGAAGATAACAAAATAAACGCCTGTTTAGTGGTAGCCCCGAAAGGCGTCTATGACAACTGGATTAGAGGTGAGATACCTACACATGTTCCGGATCGTATAGAACGTACTGTATTGCGGTGGACACCTAGTACCTCAAAGAAGTATCAGGCTGAACTAGAGGATTTTACAAACAACGATGACGAAAGTCTAAAGGTATTCGTAATGAATACGGAAGCGTTTTCGACCCCTCGGGCCGCAAAGATGGCGTATTTGTTTCTGACCCGAAACCCTAACAATTTAGTCGTAGTCGATGAATCTACTACCATTAAGAATCGTCAAGCGGCGCGGACAAAGAACATTGTTTCGATGAACAAGATAAGCAAATATAGGCGCATTCTTACGGGTAGTCCGATCACCAAATCTCCTATGGACTTATACAGTCAGTGCCTATTCTTAACGCCCAAAGCGTTAGGCTTCAATAGTTATTATGCCTTTCAAAGCCGTTACTCCATTGTACAACGCAGGGTTATGGGCCAACGGAGTTTCCAAGAGATAACAGGGTATCGTCGTTTAGATGAGCTTAACGTCAACTTAGACAAGTTTAGTAACAGGGTCTTAAAGGTAGACTGCCTTGATTTACCCGAAAAGTTATATATTCGCCGGGATATTCTATTGACGGACGTGCAAGTTCGCGTTTATAACCAGATGCAAAAGTTAGCGTTAGCTAAATTAGAAAGCGGGGAATTAGCTACTACGGCCAGTGTTCTTACTCAGATCATGCGATTGCAACAAATCTGTTGCGGGTTTTTACAACCTGATGACGGTGAAATAGAATTACTCCCCAGTAATCGCTTAAAAGAACTGCTTGAAATCACAGAAGAATTGCAGGGTAAAGCTATTATTTGGGCCTCGTATACCCACGACATCAAAGCCATCGCAACCGCGTTAAGCGAGCGTTTTGGCCCTAACTCTGTGGCTACTTACTATGGGGCTACGGAACAAGATGAGCGACAAAACATTGTAGAAGAGTTTCAAAAGCCGGACTCAGAGCTCCGGTTCTTTATTGGACAGCCTAAAACCGGCGGATACGGGATTACTTTAACAGCGGCTAACACTGTCGTGTACTTTAGTAACAGTTATGATTTGGAGATTAGGCTACAGTCCGAGGACCGTGCGCACCGGATAGGGCAAAAGAAATCGGTAACTTATATAGATTTGGTGTCTCCCGGGACCATTGATGAAAAGATTTTAGCCGCGTTGCGTGGGAAAATAAACTTAGCCGGCCAAGTCCTTGGCGAAAACACCAAGGATTGGTTGACCTAGCCCATCATGCTACCAATGCCCTGATTAATTAACCCGGACGCTATGTCATTAGGAAACATTGCGGCATATTGTGACCGGTCCACAGGCCCCGAAGACGGGGCCGTGGGCGGTGCAACAGGAGCCGGTGCCGGGGTGGGAGGTGGCATCGGCTCTTGAAGTTGTGCAACTGGTGGTGCTTGTACGGGTGTTGCTTGTACGGGAGTAACCGGTGGTGCAACGGGTTCAGCTTGTTCTTCAACTATAACCTCATTATCACTGGCCGTTAACGGTATAGACCTCATCAAAGGCTTCATACCCATTTCTGTAAATATTTCCCCAATTGACCGCGCTATACGACCTTTCTCGGTATCTGTTTTAGGAACGCGCATCAATTTAGCTAACAACTTAGGGTTTTGCATGACTTCAGTCATTACATCAATTTTAGCACTTTCGGGCATGTCTTCAAACAATTTACGCATTGCTTTAGCACCGGCACCTGCCGCGATCAAAGACCCCGGACCGCCTTCCATTCCTAAAGCTCGTTGCGCACCGGTACCTATAACAGAACCCGTAATAGCTAAGTACATATCTAAAATAGGTCCCGCCTTTTCCACCAACTCGTCTAACGTACCATCAGCTTGAGCGGCTTCATATCGCAACATTTCTGCAACATACTTTTTTAAATTGCCTAGCTCCTCCTCGCCAATAACTTGGTTTTCTACCATCCAATCTGACAATGAAACACGGCCTTTAGACTTAGGCATTTCTTCAAACAAGGTTTTATACAAGACACTTGGTTTAAAAGTACGACTTGTTCCCCCACCTTTTGTAAAAGCCCATTCTAAAATAGAAGATTTTAATCCTGTAAGAGCTTCACCTCTTAGTACTTCATCTTCCGGAGACTGTGCAACGTCTAATAAATTATTAAGCTGTTTGATAGGTGTTTTTTGAGCCGGGGATAAAGCTAAGGCTACCGCGGTGGTAGGACTTTCGGTACCTCCTGCTCTATTACCACTCAACAAATTAGCAAAGGTAACTTGTCCTTTTAATCCGGCATCCTCTGCTTTATTTGCAATATAGGCTTCAGATAACATTGAATCTGCTTTTAAAGCATTGTTTAAATCGGCCTCTAACCCTTCAAATCGTTTTAAAACTGTTGCGTTTTTAGACATCCAGTTTTTTAAAGCAGTTGGACTAATAGCGCCCGTTTCAGGGTCAAAACTTTCCGCTCGAGCATTACGTAATAAGGATAAGGTAACACCTTTAAGTGTTGTTACAGCACCTTCCGCGCCCTCTAAACCGGATGCGACGGCAAAACTCCCTATTTCTGCAATCTCTGCCACACGTAAATAAGTTGGGTCCGCACCACCTTGAAATAATCTTTGAGCCAACAATTCCGGAGCTATACGTTGTCCACCTTTTTTACCTTTAGCCAAAGCTTCGCCACCAAACGCACGAGTAAACGTATCGTTTAAAGACCTAGAAAAAGCGCGGGCTATGTTGTAAGCAGAGTCTGTATCAATCAAATTTCCAGATTTTGTCAAACCTTGCATATTGTCTAAAGTGTCAAGAAGACTTTCACCAAAATCATCGGCCATTCTTGCGGCATTATTATTGCCGGAGGCACGTAATTCTCTAGCAAGATTTAAAGAAAGCGACCGCATATCAGTTAGTTCTCGTGTCCCCAAAGTGGCCCCTTCGATAGCGCCTATAGGGTTACCGTCCGCATCTAATTCTCCGCTCAAACCAAATTCAGTTTTTTTCCTGTTAACAAATTTATTAAGCGGTAACAGTGCTTTTGTATAAAGTTCTTTTGCTTCAAGGGTATCCGGTAATAAGCTGTCCCACTCGTCAATAAAGCTAGGTACGTCTAAGTTTCCGTCAAAATCCATCATTTCTTCTACGGGAACTTTAGCGTCTTCTACCGATTTCCACAGGTTGTTCTCTCGTCCTCTAGCAAATTTCATTTGTTGTTGGACGACGTTGTATAACTGTTCTGAAAGTTGCATATTGTTTTCGGGAGAATCCCCGGCGACCTGTCTAAACGCGGCAAGTACGGAATCAGTAGCTTCAGTAAGCCGTTTTGTCTGGCCGGCCGTAAATATGTCCTGCGCCATGTCCGCGGCAACTTGTAATTGTTGCTGATCTCCGCTTCTAGCTAAAGCTACAACTACGCTCCGCAACGCGTTAACACTAGCTATCGATCCGGCAACCCGTTGCTCGCTTAATCCTCCGCCCAATTGAGATAAAGAGGCTTCAATTGCAAGAAGTATGGGGCTACCTGTTTGCATTCCGGCTGTTTGAGGTATAGCGTTACCCGCCTCATCCAAAAGAACGTCTGAAAAGCTATTTGTATCTAATTGTTTAATCAGTGATTCTACATCTTCATCGGATGCGTCTAAAATCTCAACGATACGGTTAACAGCGTTTTGTTGTCGACCTTTTTTAGTCAACTTTCGTCCGGTAGATTTTGCCGCTTCTTTTATGTTGTCTTTGTTTTTATATAAAATCTCGAAGGGTGCGCCGGCAATGGATGCACCCGAACCCAGAAGCAATTCATTAGCAAACCGAACGCCTTCACTACCGGGAGCCGCGGTCTCCGCTACAAAAGCACCTGTTCCGGCACCAACCGCAAATTTACTTTCTCTGTAAAGAG